CGCTGTAATCGTGAATTTCTATAAAATTTACCTCAAAAAGAAACCCAAAAAACAATGTGGCCACACCAGCACAACTTATCACGATGGGTTGTATGATTTCTGGAAGTGTGATAATTGTGGTGCAAATTTCCCTGAGTAATAATCTAAAATAAATAAAAATGAACCCCACGAAATCCGCATCCTGTTCTATTGCTCCGGATTCTCGCAAATCTTTCAACTGCGGGCGTTTATCGCCACGAGTTTCAACATCACGGCCAAGCTGTGAAAGCAAGATGATAGGCAACTTCAACTCTTTAGCCAATCGTTTCAAAGTCCTTGTTATCGTTGAAATTTCCTGTTCACGAATAGTATTCTTTCCTAGACTTTTGCAACTCATCAATTGCAAATAATCAATGATTACCAACTTAATGCCGTGCTTTCTTTTCCACAACCGAACTTTTGAAACAACATCATAAATATCAATTGAAGTATCGTCGAAGTATGCTGGATAAATTTCCATTTGGTCCTTCAACTCACGAAATTGCAAGAAGTATTTCGACTTTTCGAATCCAGTTCTAAACAACTGATTCAAATGAAAATGACTGTTACAAGCCACCATCCTTGTCATCAATTGTTGTGTGCTCATTTCGCAACTCACGAAGCCTACCGGAATGTTTCGCTTCACATTTTCGAGCATTGTTTTAAGAACTAACGAAGTTTTTCCCATCCCTGGACGTGCTCCTATAACGATTAAATCCGTTGGCTGCCATCCGTTTGTCAATTTATCCAACTTTTTGAATCCGGTAAACAATCCCGAAAGCGCATCATCTTTAGCCGATGATAGCACCTCGATTCTTTTCTCAATCTTTTGCAATCCCGCCTTCATCGATAAATCAGTAATGCCGGACGATCTTTGCTCGCCAACAGCATCCAACTTACTTGAAGCTAAATCCATTAAATCAAAAACATCCATTTGCTCGTCGTAAGCTTTCACTAAAATTTCCGAAGCATCACGAATCATTTGTCTTTTGATAAAAAATTGAAGCAATAATCTTGAATGAATTTCAATATGAGCCGATGACGAAATTTTTTGGGTAAGTTGAATCAAATAAAAATCTCCACCACTTTCTGCCAACGTGCCCATTTTTCGCATTTGATTTGAAACAGTCAACAAATCAATCATTGAACTTTCGTGATGCAAAACTCGAATGGCTTCAAAAATATTTTTATTAGCTTCTTTGTAAAAAACATCAGGAGACTTCAAAATCATCAAACACTCATCAATGCTTGCCGAATCAATCATCATCGCACCAACAATTGCTTCTTCAAGATCAACATCTTGAGGCGGTATTTTGCCTGCTTGCAAATCGATTACTTTCGAATAATCTTTTTGTGGATATAATTTCTTTGCGTTTTCCATTATGAAAGAGGTTTTAGCATATAAGCTGGTTTCGCATTCAATTCAATCACTGGCTTTTCAAACTTGTTTTGATTCGACACCCAGTTAATCGCAAACTGTCTAAATCGCCCCTCGAGCACATCACCGTCATACTCCAATTTTTCTTTCATCACAACCGCTTCAAAAAGTTCCGAGAATTTGACGAAGTCAGTAATTTGTTTTTTAAACTGCATCATCAATCTTTCAAATCTTTCTGGATAATTAATTTCTAAAAAAGCGAGCGATCCTTCTCTTTCTTCTTTTTTTATTAATTCTTTTTTGCTTATATCTTTATTACTATTATTTACCGATTTTCGAACCATTGGAATTCCAAGCATTGGATTTCCAAGCATTGGTTTTCCAATGATTGGTTTTTGATACATTGGATTTACGTTTACAGGCTCAAAAAACAAAGTATAATCTACCTTGAATCCATTGCCGGATTGTTGTTTTTCACGAACCAAAAAGCCGTAATTTTCCAATTCTTGCAACCCACCAGAAATACTTAATTTCGATTCTTTGCACTGAAAAGCCAATTTCTCAACAGAAAAATTCCAGCCTTCCGGCTTCGATTGCATAAACGCAAACAACCCCTTCGCTTTCATCGAAACAGCCTTGTTGTTCAACAATTCATTCGGAACAATCCCAAAAGGAACCTTGCATTTTTTTAGATTGGAGTTATCCATTTTAAGTCTATTTCAGCGTTAAAAATTTGTAATTCGCCATCTGGACATTTACAACGGCATTCGAAATACCGACCATTGCCGAGGCTTTTTTAAACGTTTCCTCGCTAGGCTTTTCACCGGACAATTCATCAAAAACAGCTTCCAATTTTTCCGTAATTCGAGCCGAAAGATTATTCGCTTTGATGATTTCCCCTTGATAGACGTGTTCTTTTCGCACCACAACTACTTTTTCTTCAAATACAGACAATTCCCGAACATCAATTTCTTCCATAAAAGCGTCAAAATCGCTTTCTAATTTCGAAAAAGTTTGCCTATCCGTGATAATGGCTATTTTGCCATAAATATCCTTGACATCCAAAACTTTGTGCGTCTTGTTTTGATACACAAAACTTTTATTAACTAATTGACCAAATTTACTTTGCATACTCTTTTTTAATTTGTTGGTTCAACAAAATTGTTTTTCTTTTTTGGATGATTACCTCAGGTAATTCCTTGATAATTTCATCCACTTTTTCAGCATCTTTCACGCCAAGAAATCGTTTTACGATAGACGAATCACAGACGATATTTCGTTGTAAATTTTCTTCCATCGAAATCAATTCCAGATCATCAATCGTGAAATTTACCTTGTCATCACCTCGAATGGAAACTACCATTCCTGCTGGAATTTCTCCAAAATTTTCCACCCAAAGCAATCGATGTTTCAATTCGAAATTCTTGTTTTTTCCATCACCATCCTTGTAATGATTTGTTTTGATTTCAACATAACCATCCTTTGTAATCCTTTCAGAACCTACAGGAACGGTATTGTGTGGATCCTGCCCTTTTTTGAATCGGGTTTTAGCCGTTTTTTCAATCATTTCAGGCGACATATAATCAGCTTGTTTCAATCCTTTATTCCAGCCAGGCATAAGGTTTGTAAATCGGGTCGCAGCTCCTATTTCGGATCCTTTCATCAATCTTCCAGATATTGGCGATTTCTTGAATCCTTCGCTTTTTTTTATACCCAATAAACTCGCTTTTTGACTAATCAAAGAAGCTTTTCGTTTCAGAATCAATGCCAAAGTTTCGGTTTTGCAATCAGGATAAAGCCGTCGCAAAATCTCGAATTCCCGTGGTGTCCAGAATTTCTTCATTTTCAATACTTTTTAAAACTGCATTAATTTTCATTTCAAATCCAGGCACTGTTTTAATCATATAATCCAGTTCCAAAACTACCGTTGGCACATACAAATAACTCATTCGATACACAGCCGCCAAAACTCTTTTATCGCAACCAAAATGCTTTGATAAAATAAACACAACCACTTTTTTAGCAATTGCATCCCGATAACTCACGATATCAGAAATACAAAATCCAAATTCACTACATACAGCCGTTTCGACTTGTATGGCTTTTTCGGTATCAAAAGTGGTTGTGTTCATTTGCTATGTTTTAATATTCAAAACGTTTCAATTCCGGGTGCAAATCATTGATTTTTACCAATTGTTCGTCCAAAATCGCTCTCGATTCCAAATCGATAAATTTTTTCAAATCAGGCGAAATCAACGAACATTCAAAACTGGATGTAATATTGATTTCGATTTCAAGGCGTTTGTTTTCCTGACCAACAAAAACAGGCAATTCCAAGAAGAATCCCGAAGGAATATTCGATTCTACAACCTGGTTAATCAAGACTTTTTTATTACCTCGTTCATCAGCTTTTGCTTCAAGTTCCTGATTTACCTTACCTTCAAATTTTCGCAACTCATTCACCAATTTCATCGCATATTCCTTGTTTTCGAAATAATGGCGATTCATTTTGATGAAATCGGCTAGTTCAAAAGTCGAATAGGTTTTACTGGAATTGATTTTGAATTTTTCTAAATCGGGATGCAGTTTCAAACTACCCTGGATAACATCGGGATTTCTTTCACGCGCATCATAATACAAATTGATGTATAATTTGTCGTAGCAAAATTCCAATTTCGAATGCTGGATAATTTCAGGATCCACCACCTTTTTAGACAAATATTCGTGAGCCGAATTAATCGAACCGCCCGTTACGGCAATCGCTTTCTTGTGATAAACTGGTTCAGCGGTTCCGGTCAGAATTACAAGTTCTTTGTTTTCTGAACTCAATTCGATTTTGATGGGAGTTTCCATAATTAATTAGCTTTTCTTAAATGTTCTTGAATACTGTACTGCATTTCGTCAGGACGAAGATTTCTTTCGAAAACAAGGTTCCCGTCTTTCGAATAATACCCCATTTTTCCTTCCTCGATGTCTTTAAGCAAATACACTTCCTCATTCACTTCTTCCACTTGGGAGCGAATCAATTGCAGGTTTTTGGCAATTTGTTGTTTTACGGGTTTCGTTGCCGATTTGAAGATTTCTTTGGCAACTTTCAATTCTTGGTCCTGCTTGTCCACGAAGATCATATCTTGCGACAAATTGTTTTGCAGTTCCTGGATTTCTCCATTGGACAATTCCCTTGGATAAGAGAAATTCTCGATTTTGTCAGCTGAATTTTTCAGCTGCTCCAGACGATCGCCGGGGCTTTCGCTTTGTAAAATTTGTTTTTGCATTTTTTATTTATTTTAGATTATTATTCAGGGAAATTCGCACCACAATTATCACACTTCCAGAAATCATACAACCCATCGTGATAAGTTGTGCTGGTGTGGCCGCATTGTTTTTTAGGCTTCTTTTTGAGGTAAATTTTATAGAAATTCACGATTACCGCATACAACATCCACCACAGACTTATGACACAGCCTAGAAGAAGACCGATGCAGAACAGAAACAACAGTGCTTTAATAATTGTCATCATTTTTTATTGGATTTAAGGTTTTTATTAATGTATTTTTCAATATTGTAAGTGTCTTTCCGGAACAGGTAAATACTGTAAAAAACAAAACTCAACAGCACCACATCGGCAATACCCAGCACCCAAACCAAAATCCAATCGAGCATTTCATAATTTATATCCATTTTCCACATAATTTACAGCGTTCAATCATTTCAAATACAGCTTCAGGAAAGCAAAGCTTGTTGCCTTCACATTTTTGTACCACTTCGCCCACCACAACTATTTCCTTGATTTCAGGCGTAGCTTCTATTAATTTATTCGCCATACCCCAATCTTTTAATTGCGGACGTTAACACCATTACTCTTTTGTAACCTGATTTTTCCGAATAGGTTTCACCAGGTTTAATTTTACCTTTGGCAATCCAATCAGCAATTCCTTTCACGGTTTTCAATGGCAATAATTCTGCTCTTACAATTTCGCTAAGCGATAAGGCTTTTCTTCGCATCAATCGATTACGATCTATTTCTTTGCTCGCTTGCAATTCTTTGACAGAAACAATCACCAAGCCTTTGGCAAGCAATGTTTCCATAAATTCGTTGGCATCGATGTAAGTTCCGGCTTCCATTATCTGAAAAGGATTTGGAATAAAAAATAAGCTGCCATTACCAATGCCAACTGCATTTGTGGTTTTTGATATTGAAGGAAGTTTTTCATAATTATTCGCCAATTATTTGTTTAACATAACCCACGTTTTTTTGAGTTTCGGCATCAAAAGATTTGCTTTGCCAAAATTCATACAAGAAAGATTCCACGGTAAGAGGGTAATAATGCATTACCAAAGCTTTGAAAGATGTCCAAGTATTAAAGCCTTTGCTTTTGAACCAAGAAAGTAAATATTCACGCTCTAAAATTTGGAGTGCGTCTTTATTCAAATCCGGCTGTAATTGTATTTTTTTTTGAGGTTTATTTGAAATATATCTTAAATTCATACCTTCTTTAAAATCACTATAACTAGTATAACGATCACACCCAAATTGCTGTTTAAAATATAAATTACAGTAGTAAAAACAAGTTTCGCGATTACCATATAGATGAAGATTATAAAAATAAAACTTGTAAAATCCAAAAGCACTTTGAATTTCACCTTCCACTATAAATTGATGGTTTATGGAAATATTACTCATTTTTTAATTTTTCAAAAACAGTTACTACTTTTTGAACTACATCTTTATCCATTAATTGACAATTCCAAAAACGTTTTAACTTAACCAAATCAATATCAGGGTAATGGAACTGCATAATTGCTTTCAAAGCATTGAAAGACTTAAATCCCATATTAAAGAATTCACGCAAAATAGAAGAGCATTTATGAAAGGTTTCAAAACGATTTATCGTTTCTTTTTCCCTTATTGTCATTTTTGGAATACTTTTTGTACCTTTGTTACTCATTACGATAACGTATATATGTTTATATATGCAAATATAAGTAATATTACTTTTATCTACCAAACAAAAAGAGTAATATTTCTTGTTTTAATCAAAAATAAAAACCAAAAACAACTTAAATAACTTATTATGAATGCTTTAGATATTAAAAATAAAAGAAAAGAACTTGGTCTAAATCAAGCAGATTTAGCAAAAAGACTAGGAGTTTCATTAAAAACTATCTCAAATTACGAAAATGGAGAAGTAATTCCAGAATCTAAAATGGCATTATTACATAATATTTTAGATGAAAAAGAAGTAACAATACTCAATGAACCAGCACCAACTTATGGTATCGAAAAAGATATTATTGAAAATCTAAAATTGGAAATCGAATTGAAAAACAAAATAATTCAACTTCAAGAAAAAATCATTGAATTAAATATTAAAAAAGAAAAAGAAAATTCGTAGATTTAATAAAAAAAAATATGAAGAAAATTATACTATTTTTATTGATTGGATTCTCAGGATTTTCTCAAGAAACTACATTTACTTTTAGTCAATCAGGATTTACTGATTTTATAATTCAAAACTGCGAAGGAAAAAATAAAGAAGAAATTTACAAGAAAACTATTGACTGGATTTCAAAAACTTATAACAACCCAAAAGAAGTAATCAAAGCCGAAATAATTAATGATTATATTCGAATTGAAGGAATAAAAAAAGAAGTTCCATTAGGAACTTTTATGGGATTGGCAACTATAGAAAATTACAAATATCAAATCGAAATATCTGTAAAAGATAACAAATATAAATTTGATGTGATTAATATTGAAAATTACACTCCACCCAGTCAATATTTAATTGGCGGCTGGAATTCTATAAATATTAGCAATACTGATTTTTATTATAAAAATAATAAAATTAAAGCTTCAGTTAAATTTTTACCAGAAAGCCTTCCTGCTATTTTTAATGATTTAAATAAAAGCCTTTTTGATTTTATCACAAACAATGAATCAGTTATTAAAAAAAACGAATGGTAATTTTAGAAGTAATAGCATTTATAATACTTTGGTTTATAGGCCTTATTTTTCATAATTATGTGCTAAAAAACAAATGGAAACGGTAATCACTTCACACAAACAAAACTGCTAATAATTTCAAACAACGCACAATCCCTGACTTGTTCGGGATATTTGTCTTTGTAATAATTATCTACATCATCCCGTTCGTGGCCCATCAGTTCCCGGATCACGTCAGGTTCAATCATTAAGCCTTTAGCAATGTTGGCAAAGGTATGTCGAGCCACTTTCACGCCCAAATTTCCGCCATCGGGCAAAACTTCTATTTGTTCTTTTTTTTGAATTTCAACCAATGCCCGGCGTGCATTGTTACGAAAGGTTTCATAAGCCGTTTTTTCTTTATTCCAGGGAAAGAACCAATCTCCTTTTTCGGTTTCGTATTTTTTCAACAAAGCAGCTGCTTTGGGATGTATTTTTAAATCAATTCGTGGGCCGCCAGTCACCTTGGAACGCTCCAGCACAAGACGACCTTTCCTAAATTGTTTTTTTTCCAGATAATACAAATCCATCAAATCACAGCCACCAAAATAAAATTCCAGAAGATACAAATCCAAATATTTTTGCTTGGCACCATTTCCCTGCGATAATTCCAATTTTATTACAGATTCCTTGTTTATAGATTTTTTTCGGGAATCGTAACTTCTAATCTTCAAGCCGTCAAAAACTTTCACGAACGGTTTTTGGTCCACAAATTTATATTTCCAAATTCCTTTGTTGTAAATCGCCCGCAGTGTCCGTAAATAAAAATGAACGGTCGATCTATTGTTTCCAAGTCCTAAATGATAATTCCGAAAACGCATCAAAATATCATAATTCAAATTCTGGAAACTCACGTTACCGCCAAATTCTTTAAAACTTGCCGTGGCTGCCACATAACATTTTATATTGCCCAGCAATTTATTGCGTGCTTTAAGATCCTTTTCACCCAATAAGTCGGCCATCTTCTTCATTTCGGCTATCAATTCGGCTCCATAATCCAAAAATGATATTTCAGTTACGGCAGGCTTAAATAATTCGGAATAAGCCTTGTTTACATCATCACAAGCCGACAACACCAACTTCCGGGCACGAAGCTTCAAATCCATCAAAATAGGCATCAGCAAATCGTAATCAGGATGCTTTTCGGATATGTTTTTCCCATCCTGGATAAAATGTTTATCTTTACAAAAACAGATATGCTTGGACTTTCGTTTGTTTTGGTGTGAAATTTCCAACACCACCGGATAACCTTCAGCCGTTTCCTTTCGGGTAGTAATCAGCTTAACTTCAATTTTCATTGTTCGTGATTTGTTCGTGAAAAGGTTGTAAAATGTTGTAAATTGTTCAACAAATATACAAATATTTCACAAACAGAAATAAAAAAACCCACTGAATACAGTGGGTTTAGGGAGTGGAGAATACCGGATTCGAACCGGTCACCTCTTGCCTGCCAGGCGATTAAATGATTTAAAAAATCCTATATTTTTCAGTACTTAACAACACATTAAAAAATATTGTTCGTGAATTGTTCGTGAAATAGATTATTATTCAATTTATTTCACGATCAACAAATACCCGGCAGCAATCACCGCTGCACCCGTCGCCACCTGCCAAAATGTTTTTTTATTCCTTTCTTTTCGCAGTGATTTTTCGACAATTTTAACGGAATCGTTGGCTTCCTCGTTGGCTTTTTTCAGGTTGTCGTTAGCTGCCGAAAAGGAATCATTGCTTTTCTCCAGTTCACCGTTGGCCTGTTTCAATTCGGAATTGACTTCTTCTGATTTGGTCAAGGCTTTTTCGGTTATGGCCAATTTTTCAGCCGTTCCTTTTCCTTTTTCGATTACCGTGATAATCATTTTATTTAATGAATCGGTGTGGACTAGTCCTTTGGCAACTATGGGAATATCCAAGTATTTGAACTCTTTGACGTAATAGTTTTTTATTTCTTGGGAAGAATAGTTTTTGATTTTCTCGATTTTTTCGGCGGTCTTTTTGTCAACTGCGGTTTTTGATGCTTTTAGATCAATCACTTCTTTTTCGAGAATAGCAATCTTTCCTTTTCGATTATCGGCTTGTTTGCGATAAAACACGGCAGCATCTTCGTTGGTTTTGGCTATTGCTAAATAACTTTCCTGTTTCGCTTTTGATGTAGCCAAGGAGGATTCCAATTCACTGCTTCCTTCGCAGGATCTAAACAGAAAGAAACTCAAAACTAAAATAACGAGGTATTGTCCGTAATCCGAAACCAAGGATTTCAATATGGCGATGTCTATTTTTTTCATTTCGTTATAGATTTATGTGAGCAAATAACACGTTTTTATTCATTCGTTTCCTTTTCATTACCGTTCCACCATTACTGTCGTTACCAATAGCCGTGTTACCTTCTATGGTTTCGAAATAAAGATTTCCTTCAAGCCATTTAACGAATATTCCGGTGTGGTCGTATCGGCCATCATTATTCCAATCAAAGAAAACAATATCCCCTTCTTTTGGACTGGTTGTTGTCATTCCATTTTTTTTGAAATAAGCCACTGCCGTTTGACATCCAGCATATCCTTTTGAAAATCCTATTTTTGGTAATTGAAATCCAGCCATTGCATAACACCAGGAAACAAACATTCCGCACCAAGCTACACCATCAAATCCAAACCATTTTCCGTATTTTGTTTTATTGGTATTCAAAGGTTTTTCGCCAGCTCCAATTTCTTTTTCTGCTATTCTGATAATTTCGTTCATAATTACTCTTTTTTATCGTTATCAAATAATTCGTTTAGATTTCCGTTTTTCTCGAAATTGTAAATTTTGTCCATTATAAAAGCCGGTGGAAACTGCTTGTTTGAAAGAATGTAAATGTTTTTCAAAACTTTGGAAACTGGATATAAAAGTGTGGTGACTTGAATCAGGATT